TTTCACCGGGTCGAGAAGGTCGACGGGACTCTCGCTGTCAGCGGGGATGGCACCGATCTGCATGACCTCGCGGCGGCACTCCGGGGGCACGAAGGTCGCTTCACCCTTCTTGAAGGTGATGACGTGACCCATGCGACTGGAATGGGTGTAGTTACGATGGAGCACGAAGAGCGCCATTTATGAATCTCCAGAGGGAATAGAGAAACGGGGCCTTGCGACCCCGTCGTGTTACTTAGGTCGTGATGACCTCGTTGGCCTTGCCGTCGATGGTGTAGAGCACCTTGACGCGTACCCGACCCTGGGTCGCCGCCTGCCCGCCGGAGAAGGTCAGGGTGCCGCGCAGGTCGTAGCCGGCGCTGGCGTCCTGAGCACCGCTCGGCGCACCAGCCGACTCGATGCCGGGGATCAGCAGCGCTGCCCGCACCGGAGCGAACGTGGCGGCGATCGTGCCCGCCAGGGTCAGCGAAGTGGTGAGGTTCGGGTTGGTGAAGACCACCGAGGTGGCGCTGTAGCTGTCGACGGTGAAGGTGCCGTTATAGGCGGCAGAAGCTCCGGTACAGCCCGAGACCGTGATGACCTGGCCGACGGCGGTCACGCCGTTGGCGGTGGCGTTACCCATCGTACAAATCTGGGGATCAGCGCCCGCGTTGGTCAGCGTGGTCGGTTGGTTGGTAAATGCCGTCGCCTTCAGAGTCGCTGCAGTGAAATACGAGGCGGAACTGTTGGCGTCACCGATGGCGAGCGTCACCGTGCCCGGGCCGACGTACGGGGCTTCGATCTGCACGTCACCGCCGACGATTTGCGCGCCGAGCGGAAGCGAGATCATCTCGAAGTAGTTCGCCGCGGCGTTGGTGTTCGCCACGTAGGTCGAGCCGGAGAGCATGCCGGTCGGCTGCGCCTTCGAACCGAAGTCGGTGATGGTCGGGCGAGGGTTCGAGTCCTGACTGGCGGAATTCAGCGCCGACAAGACCGGGAAGCCGTCGTTGTAGTTGAAGACGAAGTCCGCAGCCAGAACGTACTGGGCGGAACGAGTGCGCTTTGCGATAGCCATAGGGCCTCCTTATTGAGCGACGTAGAGAGACAGGACGCCGAAGTCTTCGGTCGTGCCGCCGCTGTACTGGCTGTAGAACTGAGGCTTCTTGAAGCCGAGGATCTTCCCGGTCGAGATGCCCTGCTGGTTCTCGTAGTCGAAGCCCTTCTCGACCCACTCGGGGTTGCCGATGTCGGCCATGCCCAGAGCCTGCGCACCGCAGAAGAGAATCTGGCAACCGTCGATCGTGCCCGACGCGCCGTACTTGCTGCCCGACGGTGCCAGGCGCGTGTTCGGCACATGGCGGAACTCGTGCAGGACGATGCCGTCGATCTTCACGGCGGTGCCGGTGAAGAGGTTGTTGTCGTCACCGCGCGTGACGGCGTACCGCAGGTTCTGCAGATACGTGTCGTCGAGCTTCAGCTTCGACATGGCAGTCGGCGACAGGAAGGCGTGATACACCTCTTCACCGCCCTTGCTCTTGAGGCCGCGCATGTAGTTGTCCTTGGCGTAGGCCTTGGCCTGAACGAACATCTTCCACGACGGCGTGTCGGCTGCGGTGACTGCGGACGAGCCCGTGCCCCATACCAGCGACGCGGTGGAGGCCGAATCCCAGCGGGCGTAACGCTTGGTGCTCGGAGCCCTGATGTCGGCGTTGAACTCGAGGTACGGCAGGTCGGAGCCGACGCGGACGCCACCGGCGTTGCGCTTGCTGTAGTCGATGCCGGCCAGGGAGAGGAAGGCCAACTGGTCGATGCGGTCGCTGAGCCAGTAGGCCAGCTTGTCGCGGGACTCTTCACGGAACGCGACGACCGACTTCTGATCGGCCATGCGACCTTCGTGGCGGTTGGCGTGGCGAAGCTGGTCGAGCCGGATGACTTGGTCGAAGGACTTCATCGCCTCTTCGTTGCCTTCCAGCGTGCGGTCGCCCGCAATACCGTCACCCTCGAGGTCGGTCAGCAGCGTGATGACCGCGCGTGCACCCTTCTCGGACTTCTTCAGTTCGGTGATGTGTTGGACCATCGAATTCGCGTCCTTGCCCAGGAACGAATTGATGAAGGATTGGTTGCGGGCCTGCGCCCAGAGGTCTTTCGACCAGGTGGTCTTCTGCTCAGAAGTGAGCGTGGCAAAGTTTGTATAGCTCAAGGTAGGATGCTCCTATCGTATTCGCATGAGAGTCTGTGAGACTCGCCGGCACAAGATCGCTGTGCTATGCGCTCGTCTATGTCGCTGACGAAGATGCGAATACGACTTTTCACGGAGCCGACCCGGCTGACAGGCTACGATCCGCCTGTCATGGATTTATTACTATGACGCGAGTCTATCAGAGGGGGTCAGAGAGTACAAGGAGGGATCTGAAAAGGGTTGGTTGGATGGTAGATGCTCGGCTTCAAAATTACCGGGGCTAGGGGCATCGGAGGATACGGAGATCCCGTCGGCTCCACCACCTTCGGTTTCAGAATATTCACTTCCTCTGCAACCTTGCAAATAATCGCCCACTGCTCCGCGCAAGGCACCTTGTCGACCATCGCAGTGACGCCTCGGAACCAACAATAGAATTGCTCGTAGGTCATCAGATATAGCCCCCTCTCATCTCAACCTCAGCCCGGTCATCTTCGATCATCACGTCGACGGCGAATTGAACCGATCGATCCGCATGCAGAGAATGTGCGAATACGAACTCATCAGCATGCGCTGATCACGCAAGAGCTGCTGATCTTCGGCAGGCAAGGTGTTGAAGACCTCGTTGTGGAATATGAACATGCGCAAGGCATTGAGCTTCACGTCAAGCTCGCGCTTTTCATCGACGACACGTTGCTGGTGGGGAAGGTAGGTCATACAAAGTCTCCTCTCATCTTGGCCTTAGTCTTGTCGGGCAGGGCGTTGAACTCCTCGTACGTCATGTCGTCGACGGCGGGGAGCGGGCCGGTCTGCCCAAACTTGTCGCTGTCTGCGCCGACCATGCGGGTGCTCGCCGGCTGGCGGCGGGCGGCGTCAAGGTTCTTCGCCACCGCGGCCTCCTTACGACCTTTCACCGGTGCGCCGAGGGCGGCACCTTTCTCCGCTGCCGGCACTGCCGTGCGGTTGCGCATCACGTACTTCACCGCCTCGGCCAGAGCCTTCGACGGTGTCATGCGCTGGCGAGCGATCAACCCAGCCTGCTTGTCGTTGATGTCGTCGACCAGGTCCTGGTCAAACTCGTCGCTCGCCTCGTCGAGGGCGGGGTACTGCTCGAGGATGCGCTCGACGGTGAGTTCCATTCGCATCGTCTCGATCGCTGTCGACTTGTCGGCGGCGGACATGTCCTTGGCCTGGGCGATGGCGATCTGCCGGTTCAACCGGTCGGCTTGGTCCGACAGCGCCGCTGCCTTGTCCTCGTCGCCGAGCAGCAGCGCCTTGCGCTCCTGCGCCCGCAGTTCCCGGACGTCCTGTTCGGCCTTGGAGATGTCGACGTTGCGCTGAATTTGCCCTTGAGCCGCGTCGATCTCGGCCAACCGGCGCTCAGCCGCTTCCGCCCGGGCGCGCTCCTTGGCCACCGCACTGTCGAAGCGGGCCTTCGGAATCTTCACCTCGTCGTCAGTCTTCTCCCGCTTGGCGAACTTGCCGTCGGGGGCGCGAGGCTTGGTGACCTCCTCGATGACCTCTTCGGCTTCGTCGATGCTGGCATTTACGACGTCAACCTCATCCTCGTCGTCCGTGGGCACGAAGTCGTCCCCTCTATCCGTGCCTCCACCGCCGCCACTACCGTCTTCGCCGGCAGGGGCCATGAGTTGAAGTCCGAACAGCTTTTGATAGAGGGTCATTTACTTGCTCCTTGGGGTTTACGGCTTGAGGGTGAGGTTTGCCCGCGTTGGGCGTTGATTTGATCGGCTTGTGCCGTCAGAGCCTGGGTTTCAGCCTGCTGACTGGCGATTTGCTTGGTGTGCTCGTGCATGTCCAGCTTCAGTTGCGCGTCCTGCTGATGCATCTGTTCCTTCATCTGCATCTCGCGCTCCTTCATTGACATCTCGTGCTCGAACTTGCGCTCGTCGAGCGTCATCTCGTGCTCGGCCTTCTGACCTTCAAGTTCCATCTCCGCCAGGGCAGTCTCCGGCGACTCGCCGCTCTGAGCATCGATCTCCAGGCGGGCGTTCTCCTGCTCGATGCCGGCGAGTTCGGCCTGAGTCTTGGCCATCTTGAGCTGGGCGTCGGCCTGCTTCTGAGCGGCCTGGGCCTCCTTCTCGGTGACCTCGGCCTGGA